CGGTGACGGTCTTAGCACCATACTGATTACGAGCACGCATAACAGCGTCATTGGATGAGNACGATTTGCTTCTGGACGAAGACTGAATAGTGGTATTTGCGTAGTTACCAAGATTAGTACTAACTCCCATCATTGGGAATCTAGAACCTGCTGCGGTTCCTCCATCCCAAGCAAAAGTACCATTGGCACCTTGTGCTTTGATGTTTCTTACCAGACCATTTTCTACATTAGCTGGGCCAGTCGGAACGCCTTTTTCTACGGCACTGTCGGCCAAAGAAAGTGCCTTGGTAATTACGTCACCAGTGCTAGAGTTTCCTAAAATTGTACCGCCTTCTTTAGCGGCTGTAAACGTACCATTAGCGGTATTCTTCAGATAGTTTGAAGTGTTACCCGGAACTGCCATAATAATCTCCTTGTTGATTAAAAAACAAAATTAAACGATATTTCCAATGTTCCAAAAAGAGATCCAGTTCCTAGCTATATATACGCAACTTTTTAATCTAAACAATTTTTTTTACAGACTTTTATGGCCTTTTTTAGTCTTCTACGTGCAGTCTCTCTGCTATACCCATTAGATTTACCAATTTCTACCATTGTCATATTATGATAAAACCTTTTATCAATGACATCTTTCAGCTCTGGATCTAGGCCGGTAAGTATATCAAACACCTCCATGCGTCCACGAGTGCTAATATCCGCCTTATCAAAATTTTCATCTCGATTGAATTCCATTCTTTTCTTCTTGAGCTTATTTTTAAAGGCAAAGCTAATCTGCTGATAGAGATATGAAGTGAATTTGGTGCCTCTGTCGGCATCATATTTATCCATACATCTCCAAAGAGTTTGCATCTTAATTGACTCTATGTCATCTGGGTCGATAGAGTTTTTGTATCTGTTCGCAACTTTGTTCATAATGTTTTGAACGTCAGAGCTTTTCCAATAGTCTTCGTAAGTAGTGCAATTATCCATGATCACCTCTCAAAATGATTCCGCCTAATTTCTGTTTAGTTTCCAATAATTCATTCAATCCGTCTAGATAGGCTTGGTCTAAATGGTCTGAAACAATATAGTCAACCTTGCCAGTAGGAGCAACTAGTATAGACCAGTATTTCGTACTCTCAAGTTGTTCCTTGATTAAGTTTACTGTCGCCTGAGTCTGTTCGTCTGACAGCAATTCCTTTTCCGTATATCCGCATANCTTCTTTTCTATGTCTAGCCTAACCTCTTTGAAATTAAAAAGTCTAGCTATTCCAATGAAGAAGCTATATCTCCCCAATATTTTTAGTGCCTCAACACCTTTTATTTTAGATAGTGTATCTTTAACTCCGTGGGTCACATCAAAATTAGTACTGCCAAGCCAACAGTCCCATCTATCAGATGGCTTGAATGGCGAATCTAAGTGATACATTCCCATCGGAGTGTGTAGTATTTTGGGTTGTTGGTCAATGAGTCCTGCAAATGGAAGTATTTGCATTTCGCCGGTTCCCTGCATATCTTCAAGCTCGTTTTGCAGCTCTTCTAAAAGCAGCTCCTCTGTCCCTATTTGTTCATCTACAATAGCGTTCCAGCTTTTCCAGCAAATCTTCTTGCGTGATTTGAGATTATATTCATCGAACATGTGTTCCTCCCTTAAATGCTGGTTATTTTATCAGGAGGCACGACCACTGAATCCCCTTTATTATCAATCGACGCATACTTGTATATTATATTTTCTATTGCCATAAAGTCGGTCTCCGCATTATTTAATACGCACTGATTCTTGATTTCTTCAAATATTTTACTACCCAAATCGTCAATAAGCAACTTATAAAATATAGAAGCAACACCCAACAATCCGTCGTCTGTTGGCTCCCAGTCACAATTATATACTATCTCTCCCTCTTTGTCAACTAGTATAGTCAATTTTGCTGAGAATTCTTCGTTAGAACTGTTGTTGCTGGAGACATCTTGGTCTCTGTGAGAGTCCTCTGTCATAAAAATCTTCCAAGTCCTCTAAAAGGTAAGGTTTAGTTAATCTGTATCCTTGTTTAACGCCCAGTGTCCCTTCGGGAACTAATACTGAATATAAAGCCTCACACTCAGGAGAACCTCTTTCGTGTCTGATATCAGACAAGAGAGGAGATGCCCAGTCACAATGCAGGCTACAGCAGGTCGAATAAAGCTCTTGTATAGTCTCTGGTATTGTTTTGGTGGACACGTATTTACTAGGAAAGCCTCCGTCATCACACACGACAACATCTAGAAAGTCGGGTGCTAAAGGACTAAAGCTAGAATCTGCCTGCATCATTAGTAGCGTTATCTTAAACTTCATGAATTATCTAGCTGCTTTCCTGTGGCTGGTCTTGGCTAACTTGTTCTTCTTGAGTGGTCTGAACTTGATTTTGAAGCCTGTTCAATGTTTCTACTTCTGCAATTTTTCTAGTGTATGTTGCAACGGCCACAGCTAGTCTATCGACGGAACCCTTTTTTGTTGGTTCTGCTAGTACCGAATTTATCTCAAACGCAGCCACATCAATTTCTGATCTTAGTTCGCTTTTTAAAACGTTAATAATATCCATCTTTTTTTTCCTTAATTGTTACCTAAAACACCAAGACAGGCCATCGAAATGGCTCGCCAACTTTTCCTTTTCTTCCTTTGTTATAGTGTGATTTTCTGTTCCGATTATATCAGACATTAATCCAACTAAACCGGTAGAAAGGCCTTCGTATTTGCCCCTTAGTCTTTCTTTGAAAAATATTTTACCAGCTTCAGTATAGATGTCATTCATCTGCTGAGCATCGACCGAGTAACCCTTTAACCTTTCCGAAAAAACTTTATTAAAAGCAAGCATATCCACCCTGTCTTTATCATCGGTAACTCTGTCGGCTATACTTGAGACTTTCTCTAAAATTTCTTTGCTTGGCTCAACAACATTGTTGTCATCGGGTTTAGGAGTAAAATCAGGAATCCTTTCCTGAATCACCGGCAGAAAAACTGCCGCAAGAATGACAACCACACCCAAGATTAATCTTGTTTTATTCGACATAATTGCTCCTACTCGGTTTCGTTGCTTGCTAACTTCTTAATATCTTTCTTCTTGCATAGAAGAGGAAAAACCTCTTCAAGTTTTAATGATGCTTGTTCTAGACCTAAGTCCTCACATGCATCACACAGACGCTCCCACTTAAGCACTATGTCCGTTATAGTCTTATCGGGTATAGAGTCCGTGTGCTTTACTTTGTTTTCCTCTTTGCTTGAGAAAAACTCCATAATGGCCGGGGCCGCCAACAGGAGACCCACGCCCAATAATACTAATTGTAGTGGATTTAAGTCACTCAGAAATTCAAGCATTTTAAATCCTCATTACTTTGTTTCTCGGACTGTGTCACCGATGACCCAAGCTACAACGATAGTGGCCACACCAACGATTTGCTCAGTGTCTAGTTCGACGCCAAAAAGCTCTGACGAACAAACACCAACCAAACCAACGGCTGATACCCAGAATCTACGCGACTTAAGTAAAGATTTTACTTTATCCATTTTACTCTCCAATTAAAGGTTTAACAAAACATAATTATCTAAAAATAGGGAATAACAATCCTCTACTTCTAGTTACTTCTTTATTTTTACATTGACACGAGCACCCCTTTTTATTGCATCCACAGTCACAAGCTTCATCGTTGTTTTTTGCTGAGTGATATGGACACGGGGTAACGTGACCGTCTCCTTGTATTATTTTTCCAGTACCCTTACATACGCACTTTTCAGGATCCGGATCTGGACCCGAAGGCGTGTCATCTGGAACTGGAGGTTTTCCAAGTACCTTTGCCTCTGCTGAAGCAAACGACTTGTTAGCCTCTATCATTATACTCTCTATGTCGTAATTTGTCAAGTCTTTTTTTGAATTTTTTTGGTTAATGTTGAAGTAAAAAAGTACAGCTACGACAACAAACCCTACAATCGCTCTTTGTTTAAAATTCATTAGAACACCTCATCTATTGTCCAGTCTATTTTTCTGGCGGGGAATCCATCTACATTGCTGAATACCCAAGCACCTCCGCCAGACAACATGCCTCTTGCGTCTTTTTCTCGTATCCAAAAGCTGCCTTCTGGTTGATCATGTTTCTTGGGGCCGGAGTTCCAAGTTCCCCAGCTATTTTGAACTAGAAAAAGTGTTTCGTTTAAAGTCTTACGAGAATCATCGCAAGCGATCCAAGCCATAGCATGACTCCAACTGCCAGAACGTTTGGCGATGCCGTTACCATCCCTACGAGAACTGAAGCCATACCCACTACATACGCTAAGTGCATAGCCATTAGCAAGGGCGTCTCTAGCTTCTTCAACTGTTCTGATGTTAGATATTGTTTTGACCTGATGCTTTTTAGCTTCCGTAGTATATACATCTTTTGGTATTCTCTTTTTTGCACCCAGTGATGAGTTGTAAACTGAAAGATCAACATCTCCGTAATCTTTTCTTAGGAGTATACCTCCCGTTTGATGAACATATCTAGCCGCACCACTACACGTCATTCCTTGTCCGTTGTGGCTTCTGGATTGATATATGGCTTCTGTGGCACCGCGAGCGACGAAATCTTCTCTTTCTGATTTAACGTCTATTTCTACGGCTCTGGTGATGTCTACAGCATTTCTTGTAGAGTGAGAAACACAGTCTCCCGTTGTCTGCCTTTCCGATGGTCCAAAAGACGCATCAAACTTTAGCAGACTCTTGAACGGTAGACTTAATTTACCTTCACCAGACCCATATAGATCGTAGGCGGCTGCACCAAAAACAGGCATAGGAAGCTCGCCCATAAGTCTTTTTACATCTTCTTCGTCACAGATCGCACCAATAAACCCATCACGATATTTGTTTAGTATTCTTCTTGGTGTACTAAAGTCCATTTACTAACTCCTTAGCCGAGTTTTGCCAACTAAATTTGTTGGCGGTTTCTATACCATCAGAATTATAAAGCGAACCAGTTTCTTGTCTTTCTCTATGTACAGATCTCATGTGTTGTACTAGCTGTTCTTTACAGGACTCTGACAAAGCTGCCCATCTTCCATATTCACCAGAAAAGAAAATTCCGTCTTGTGCCCGTTCTAGGTTGTCTACATTTACTAATAGAGAGTTGTCTTGGTTGCAGAACTCGGTATGTGCCGAGTAATTCGTAGTAATAACCTTTTTGCCACAGGCCATCATTTCTAGCAGCTCTAGGTTCCAGCCTTCAGCCCTCGCCGGAAAAACACCGCAGTCGCTTTGACGCATAATAGTATACACATCTTTATGGGATGTTTGTCTAGGAATTATCCTTATCTTACTGCCTAAAGGAGAATTTTTGTAAAGATCTGACCATGCTTGGTTTTGATTGCCTATGAAGGGATTTTCGCACATCATCCACAATTCTACATCATCATTATGGTCGAACGCTAGATTAAAACACTCTAAAAGTATATCGTGTCCTTTTCTCTTTTCCCATTTGCCGCAGTTAAAGAATACTGTCTTCGGACGATTAGATACATATGGCTGAAACACCTCTGTGTCTACGCCAAGTGGAACCACATGAACACGCCCGTCGTCAAAAAAGTGTCCGATCATCTGGTCTAAGATTATACTTTTTGCCCACTCAGAACAGACAAAAATCTTATCACAATGAGCAAGGCTTACCTTTTCTTCCTCGCTGAATTCGTCCAGCTCAAATATAGGAAACCCTATATGTTCCCCATGTCCCACAAATTGAAACAGGTCGTTTTGATGCCATATTTTAACACAGGGCTTGATGGTCATATCGTCTCGGTTCTTTAGTCCGGTCTCGATATCTGAATCAATAAATTCTGGTTTTCCGATTGGGTACAGGGCAGTGGTGCGGTATTCCGCTAATAAGTTTTTAAATAAATTATATCCCGCTACCCCGTAGCCCAAACTGTTTATGGGTGTAATCAGATTTATCAATTTCGTTTCCAATCTAGAATATGTAATCCGCTTTTTTTATATCAGAAAAGCGGCTTATAAAAACTGATTAATATATAGTCTATCGTCACATAGACTTCTGCACATTAAAACCTAAATTGAAAGAAAAAACCCTGAAAGGGTGCTGGATAAACTGGCACCGGTTGGGGCTGAATAATAACAGGAGGGCCGTAGACTGGGGGATGGTATACCCTATAGAAGCCATGTATTGGGTGAAACCTAGTCTCTACGGAAGGATAATTAAATGGGTGAACATATGGTCTACCAATTATTATACTTCCATGTCTATAGTTGTGGCTAG